GGGGTCCCCAGTGCTTAAGTGCATAACACCCATTTACCTAAATTTGACATTAGTCAAACATGGTAAATGTCCGACCCACACTCAGCCCTTATCCAAGGTCTGACTGTGGGAACCACCCATAAGGAAGTTGAGTATGTCTGGCCCTAAATCGAGAACTGATGTCTTCCATAACCAGCTATGGTACCAGTGGCGCGGAAACGCGACCTCTGGACCAAATTCTGGCAATATTCAAGACACAGTTCACGACAAAGCCAGCGCGGCACAGGACCTTTCAATGTCACTAGGTCATCCTTGGCAAAAGCTAGGGAAGACCAGAGGTGATATTGGAGGGAACTTTTGTGCAGTCCGGCGTGAATATTCTGACAACAGTCAGAAATTTCACAACCGGTCGGTAACGAATCCCGCTAACGCTCTTGCTAGTAATTACCTTGGTAAATACTATGCTTCGAGTTTTAACGTGACTACCGGGAGCTTTCCAGCACCGATCATTGCACCTGACGAAGAGTTAGATGCAATAGGAAGTACTGCGATTGCTCGCGTGTTACCCACAAATCCCGTGGCCGGTGTTATAGTGGCTCTCGGTGAGCTAAGGTCGGAAGGAATTCCGTCCTTGGTAGGAGCACAAACTTGGAAGTCTCGTACCGCGAGCGCGCGAAATGCGGGCTCAGAGTACTTGAATTACGAGTTTGGTTGGCTCCCTCTTATCGGTGAGATCCAGGATACTGCCCGTGCCGTAACACAATCTGATGAGATTGTGCGTAAGTACGAAGCAGAGTCTGGTAAGCTATTACACCGCACATACACATTCCCTACTACAATAAACTCCACCACATCTGTCGAGACTGGGATTTATCCCACTCCCGCTTTTGTAGGGGGCTATTGGAGTAGTGCAGGGACTAGGACCACAGTAACCACTACAAGAGTGGAGAACTGGTTTTCAGGCGCCTTTACCTATCATCTACCCCCAAAGGGGTCGGTGGCTAGGCAAGCCGCAATAGCACATAAGCTATTGGGAGCTCGGGTTACCCCGGAAGTCGTCTGGAATCTAGCACCCTGGACTTGGGCCGTCGATTGGTTCACGAACGTTGGGGACATTGTCCACAACGTAAGCGCGTTCTTAAACGACGGTTTAGTGATGCCTTACGGCTACATGATGCGGAGACGCACCGTGAAGAAGACAGTTACCCTCACAGGTGCCCGGACAAATTCCTGGGCAAACCGTGAAGTCAACTGTTTCCAAAGCTTTACCACAACGGTAAAGCAGAGGAGAAAGGCAACGCCTTATGGGTTTGGAGTATTGCAGAGCAGTTTAACTGCAAAGCAATGGTCCATCCTTGCTGCCCTGGGTTTGTCCCGGGGTAGCACCGATATGAAGTATGACTAGACATAGTCATTCCTCGTATCAAAACTGGTCAGCCCTATTCGATAGGGTTGGCTCGGGAGAGAAGGGAAACTCCCTTCCTCCTAGTCAGGAGTAGACAGCTATGTTTGCAGATCCGCAGACGATTACCATCAATGCCGTTCCACAGACGCTTCCGCGTACTGGGTCCGGAATCGACACCGGCGTCTTCACAGAAGCCGATGCAGGTTCGAAGCTTTCGATCGCACATGCTTATAACAAGCGTGCGCGGCGAACGATTCGCCTTGATGACAAGAAGCTTGCTGCCGATGTAATGGACAGCTCACTTATGGTGCCGTACACGATGTCAGTTTACTGCGTCGTGGACGTCCCATTCGTGGGCTATACCGTCACAGAGCAGAAGCAAGTGTGTGACGGCTTTCTAGCCTATCTCACTGCTTCTTCTGGTGCCAAAGTCGCCCAGTTCCTGGGTGGTGAGGCGTAGTCGTCTTTAAAATACGAGCGGATTGCACATGGCATTGGACTCCGGATCCCCCTTATTTAGGAGGCCGAAGTGAAAAGCCAAGTGCTACTCTTGCAATGTGTTCTCGAAGATTCGGGAACACGGTGTTGCACTAGCACCACTCAGGATTTCAAAACCGTCCTGAGGCGGCTCGGAAATGAGGGGTTCTCGTTTTTGACGATAACCCTACCGCAATTTGGAAAGGACTTCGAAAAAAGTCTTGACCTAGGCGCGGTGACGTCAGCTTCTTTTATTGGCTATAAGCGAATAAAAGAAGGGTGTCTCCCGAGATTTCTCTCGGGTTTCACCAGTCTCATTTTTGATCCGGCTAGTGGTCGTTTACTCGATGAACCTTCATTAGAGGCGATCAGGTGCGTCAGGCAGATCTCCAACCTGTTTGGCAAAGTTGATCTCCCTTGCAGTGATGCGAGGGATAAGGCCGCTTTTCGAAAGTTCATCGAGTGTGAGCAGGATGTCAAAGCATCAGATGATTCGATGGATCTCGAAGAATTGTATCGAGTTCAACGAATCGCTATGATGCTGTTTGGAAGCGTCATCTCTGAGATTGATAGAAAAATCTATCAATCGGAGTTGATACCTAAGCATGGACCAGGAGCGACTGCAGATCGTATTCGCGGAAACGCAAAGTACAATCTTCGGTCGTGGACCACACGCTTGGATGAGGTATTCGATCATTCTGAATACCTATTCCCCAGTGTGTCTCACTTTTTACAAAGTGATCCGGTTGACATCCTCGAACCTGGTCAGGAATTACCCGTCAGGGTAATTACTGTACCTAAAACGCTCAAAACCCCACGAATCATCGCAATCGAACCTGCATGTATGCAATATATGCAGCAAGCGATTATGATGCCACTCGTGAAGGGCCTAGAGGGAGATAACTGCCCCGCTAGGCACTTTATCGGATTCCGACAACAGCTCCCTAATCAGGAGATGGCTCGGAGAGGATCCATTGATGGATCCTTAGCGACACTCGATCTGAGTGAAGCATCCGATAGAGTTTCGAACCAGCTTGTACGTGGCCTCTTCGCCCCTTTCTTCTGGTTTTCCAGAGGATTGGATGTGACGAGATCACGGAAGGCTGATGTACCTGGTTATGGCGTTCAACGCCTCGCCAAGTACGCGTCGATGGGTTCAGCACTTTGCTTTCCCATTGAAGCAATGGTCTTTACGGCCCTTGTCTTCCGTGGGATTGAAAAAGTGCTTAATCGACCACTTGACCCGCGTGACTTGGAAAGTTACGTGGGGTCGGTGCGTGTCTATGGAGATGATTTAATCGTCCCCGTAGATTGTGCATCCTCTGTCGTCACCACTCTCGAAGATTTTGGTCTTCGAGTTAACGTGAACAAGAGTTTCTGGACTGGGAAGTTCAGAGAGTCTTGCGGAAAGGAGTATTACGATGGCTTTGACGTTACTTCTGTCAAAGTACGCCGAATACTTCCGACCCGACGGGGACACGTTCCTGAGATTGTGTCTGCTGTCTCTTTGCGCAACCAGCTTAGTGCTGCTTGCTATCAGAGAGCCACAGACATGCTGGATCGACATATTGAGAGGTTCATTCCTCTGCCTTATGTTCTTCCTACTTCTCAGGGGTTGGGCAAACATGATCTATGTGGATCTTATGATACCACAAGAACATGTAAGTACCTCCAGCGGCCCTTAGTTAAGGCTGCTGTTGTTACTACCAAGAGTCCTCTAGATTTTCTAGATGGCCCTGGTGCCTTACTTAAGTGGTTTCTTAAGCAAGGGGATAACCCCTTTGTTGACAGAGACCACCTTGAGCGTGCGGGCCGCGCTGAGTCGGCCACACTAAAACTCAGATGGGTCTCTCCCGTTTAAGGGAGGGGGATCGACC